CGTCCGTACTTGCGCATCGCTTCGCCGGTCACGCCGCCTTTAGCCATGCCCTTGTGCATCCGCTTCTCGTGGCCTTTAACGGCCTTGTCAGCTTCTGCTTTCATCGACTTCTTGTCCATGTTTTACTCCTACGAGATTGTTACATTAGCTACTACACTAACAGGAGCCAAAGCATTTGGCGTTAGCCCCACATCGTTCCCACTTGCCCCACCAATCGGGGCCCAGCCCCACTGGAATATCCGGCTACCGCCTGACGGATCACCAAAGTCTGTGTTCAACGTCAACTGCAACCCGGTATAGCCCGCTTGTTGGTAGCTGTTATCTCTACGTGGCTCCCGTACTGCTTGAGGGTCTTGCACCGGATACATACCTAACTGCAACTGCGGCTGATCCGGCTCCCAACACGTAGGGCATACCTTGATCGTAACCTGCTTGGTCTTGATCGTCAGCTTTTTTAACTCTTTTAACTTGTAGCGAAACCCGCAGCGGTCACATTCCGCAATCGAGTTCTTACCACTGGAAAATCTATTTCCCATTAGAAAAACATCTCCCGTGGCACTAGACGATCCGCTGCCTTCTCACGGTCTTCGCCCGCCGCCAACTCCCAAGCCTCGTCGTACTGTGACTTTAGAACATTCAAGCGGTCTAGGGACACGCCTTCTTTCTTTGTTGCCAACATGTACGCAAGCCCCGCCACCAAGCAGTTCTGGAAGCGGAACGGAATATCAATCACGTTAGTACCGGTACCAGCATCGTAGATGCGCTTTAGCCGCCAGTAATAGAACACGTAGTACGGGTTCAAAGTCGTGCCCTGATCCGGCGCGGGCCACACATTAATCTGTGGGTACTTAGGCGTAGCTACATTAGACCCTACCTGCTGCCCCGACTGGCGGTTAATCCACACCTGAATCGGACGACCTTGTGCCAGCTTGTTCGGGATTGTCGAGTAGGTCGAGACGCTAATGCGTGTGATGTTCAGGTCGGTTTGGTTAGGGCCTTGTCCGGAATCAGTGCGAATAACATGTTCAATAAGATCAACGGTATCCAAAGGTAGATCATAGGTAGTCACTCCTTGCGCCAAGTTGATCGAGCCCTGCTCAATAGTCCACAGGTTAATGCCACGGTTAGCCCACTCACCAATCAGGAAGTTCAGGCTTCTACGTGCGGTACGGAAGTCATACCCCGTACGAAGCTCCAACCCACAACGCTCAAAAGCCTCTTCGAATATGTCGTTGAGGTCAGGGTTGAACGCGGTTGTGTTGGTTGTGAACGCCATTACTTCCTCGCCATACGCATGTTATCGATCAAGTTGGGGTACGGCCTACCAGCAGCTTTAGCCGCAGCTTTTGCAGCGGACTTCTTCGCGGGGCTTAGCTTCTTGGACTCGCCCAAACCCTTCGGACGTGGCTTATCCCACACCTCTCCACCCTTCTTATACTGAGTAAAGTCGGTGTCATCCCGTCGAGCCTTCTTCTTGGCCTTCGGCATTTTGCTTGGGTTGATGTCACCCATCCCACGTGAGGCCATCATTTTTTGGTCGCCTTCTTTTTAACTGCGCCGCCTTTTTTCATCAGGCCAGCCATTTTCAGATCGCCACGCGAAATGCCGCGAGCTGCGCCCATAGCTGCCGAACCCATACCCCGAAGTTTGTCAGACATAAACTGTTTTGGTGCTGTTGCTTGCATTTTTTTATTCGCCGCCGCTGCCATCTCCGGAGTCGGTGCTGATCTTATTTGGGGCGGCATTGGCCCCGCGCTTAAACCTAATTTTTTTGCTTCAGCGCCTCCAACAGAACTCGGACGCTGCGACGTAAGTTGGTTTAGTTTATCCGCATAATCCCTGCGCAGGCTGTCCGACATGGTCGCCATTTGTTTTGGGGGTACCATCGGCCCTGTTGGTTTTCCCCCAACAAAGGTAGTTTGGTTTGGGGCTGCGCTCTTAGCGGCAGCTTGCATTTGCGACTGAGTACGCATGGGGGTTGCTTTAGCCGCTACCGCTTTCTTAACACCGCCAAGTGCACCAACCGCAGCTTTAGCCGCACCGCCGAACATCATCCGCTTTACTTTAGGTTTTGCTGTTGCCATCTCACACCATCCTTCCACGAGTTTTGCCACGTTGGGCAATACCATCGCCGCGCTTAGATGCACTGACTACCTTGCCGCCCTTTTTGAACGTAGCACCGGTAGGCGCAGCAGGTTGCGCGGTTGCTTGGGGTTGCATATTGAACGTCTGGTTTACCCCGTTAGCGCCTTGTGTATCAGTAGGAGCCGTGGCCTGTACGTTCGTGCCAAACGGATACGTTGGCTGTTGGGTAACCCCTCCGTCGTTATACCGTTTAGTCTTAGCCATATCAGCAGTACCCGCCATTGTTCATCTTCACTTGCTTAGCCTTGGTTTTGCCCTTGGAGGCAATACCGTCAGCCGACTTGTGACCAGCAGCCAGACCGCCCGCAGCCATCTTCTTAGGCTTCATACCGGCTTCTTTCATCTCATGTTTGATCATGGACTTAGGAGCGCCCTTCTTCTTCATGAAGCCAATCTCTTTCTTAACCATTGCCTTGGACTCAGCCATACCGCCTCCTTGAAATTTTTTGCCTTTATCGGCTTCCATAAACTCTTTTCCCACAGACTGTGGAATCTTAGTTTTCTTCGCCACGGCTGGATTAGTTGCCACCGCAGCCATGAGACGGTGTTGTTTACCTGAGACGCTAGGCATCAGCAAATCTTCCCACGGGTCTTACCACGCTGAGCGATACCATCAGCACGGGCTGAAGCAGACTTAACTGAGCCACCAGACGCGTACTTCTTTGCGCCTTCGCCAAGCTTTTCTGTCTTACCTTTGCCGGGGAGTGGCTTTGCACTCTCGCCCATCTTCTCGGTCTTACCTTTACCGGGTAAAGGTTCAGCAGGCTTGCCCATCACGTTCAAACCAAATCTGAGCATTCCTTCGCCTAACTTTTCGTCACGCGATTTACTGCGCTCGTACGCATCGGCTTCTGCCTTAAGCTGCATGTCTTTTCGCAGGTTCTCGTACTCTCCCCGCAGATTGCGATCAGCCGACTTCTGGTCGGTGCCCTCATTCGTAGCCATTAGCAAATCCTCCCACGGGTTTTACCGCGCTGGGCGATGCCGTCAGCCCGCTTGGATGCCGACGAGACTGAACCGCCGGATGCGTACTTCTTAACCTTGCCGCCCTTCTTCATGCCTTTTTCAGCATCTTCCTGTTCACGCTTCTTGCGGTAGAAGTCGGCGCGAGACCCGCCACCTGATATAGCCTTCATCAGAGGCGACTCTTTGAAACTGCGGCTTTGTTCCGCACGTCTCTTAGCCAAAGCTGACCGAGCTTCAGATATTTCCTCTTCGGATGCTTTTTTAGGTGTAATAAAACTTGGGTTGACCAGTACACCAGCACGGTTCCGTGCTCCGCCAGAAGTTTTAGGCTCAGTGCTTGATCCTTTGCCTTCAATCATCGAAGTTACATTCTTTGATGGGAGGGAGTATCCAGACTTGTCTTTTGGCGCAAAACCCTCTGTTTCTGTTTTCTTAACTGGTGCGGCAGGTGCAGCAGGCTTAGCTGGTGCAGCAGGTGCGGCCTTCTTAGCCGTTGGTTTTTTACCTTTGTACTCAAGGTCAGGTTCAGCCTTGTCAGAACCCGCAAAAGTGCCGGTCTCTTTAATTGGTGTGGTCTTCTTTGAGAGGTACTCCTCGCGGGACATCGGCTTGTCTTCTTCCTTCTTAGCCGGTTCAGGAGCGGGCTCCGCCGCAGCTGCCTTCTTGTCGCGGAACTCTCTAACTTTTTTAGCGTACTCGCTCTCTTCGTCGGATTTACCTTTACTTTCCCCAAACTTATCGAGCATGTATTTACCGATAAGAACAGCGCCTGCACCGGTCACGAGGTCGCCAGCGTTAAACTTCCTAACCTTCTTTTTCATAACACTCTCCGATGGGACTCAATTAGCTGGTCGATCTTAGTCTCCAGACGATTGAATCTTTGATCAATGTGATCAGTAATCCGATCTACTTCGGCCTTGGTCACGTTATCCCGTGCAATCTCTTCACGAGTCTTGTTTAGCAGAATCGTAATGCGAGCGAGTTCAGAGAACTTCTCGTGTGCAATATAAGCAAAAAGGCCGGTAAACAATGTCAGTCCACCAGTCCACACGTATGACATTTCCATGCTCAACACTTCCACGCCCTTAAACTTTTATTTATCCGGCTGTTCGGGTCTTTCGCGGTTTTGGACGAAGTGAGCTTCTTTTTCAT